ATATTGAGCTTCTATGTAGACTTTATAAGCATGGCTGGAAGAAGTATTAAAAAGGAGTGGTAATATGATTCAATTTACCGTTTACGGTGAACCAGTAGCACAGGCAAGAGCTAGAGCAACTATTATACATGGCCATATAAGAATGTACGATCCAAAAAAATCTAGTAGTTATAAAGATTATATAAAATTTGTTGCTTCAGAATATGCACCTAGCGAATTAATCAAGGGTCCATTACAAATGTCTGTAGATATATATAGACCAATACCCAAGAGTTTTAGCAAGAAAAAAAGCGCGTTGGCTGAATCTGGAACGCTAAGACCAATAACCAAGCCAGATGTAGATAATTACATAAAGGCCATTAAAGACGCGTTGAAAAACATTATCTGGAAGGACGATAGTCAGGTAGTAAGTCTTGTTGTAAATAAATTTTATTCAGAACAACCACGAATTGAAGTAATAATAAATGAAATGGAGGTAGCTTAATATGAGTTATATCGATTTTAAAGCAATTATAAAGAAGGTTAATTTAAAGCCAGGAGGAGTACAAGAAATTGTTCTAGAGGTAAAAGGGCAGGAATTGAATGGAAAGTTAGACAGGCTATCAGAAATGATTGATAGAAGAGTTGAAGTAGCATTAGATTCAGAAATGATTAGCTATAAAATTACCTTGAACAGTAATACGAATAGACCTATAAAAACTTATAAGGTTGACTACAGAGGAGTTGTGACTGAAGTTGAGCAGGAAGAAGAAGAACAATTAGAAGCAGATTTAGGGCTACCCAAAGCAAAAGAATCCACGATTGAAGAGGAAGAAGAAATAGAAAGAGCAGTAATAGATGAATTTATCCAAAGTGGACTAGCTCCAACTTATGACGATATGACTTTTAATTTCCAAGACATAATCCAGAGGTTCTTGGAGGGTGAAACGTATTTGAAATTAGCTTCAGATCTAAATTTATCATCTGGACGATTCGTAGATATATTGACAGAGTATAGAAAAAGAGTAGCGCCATTAGCACAAAAATGGAATGAGTGGAGAATGAGTGAAAGTGAAAAATTAAATTCGATAAACGATGAAAAAAATAGCGAGGATGAAGAAGGAAACGCAGCCTAGACATGGGGAGATATTTCTCCCCGATCTTGATTGGAGGTGGAGAGGTTTGCAATTGTTCAGCTTGCCAAAAATTAATCTAGAAGCCACAAAAGAAAAGGTAGAGGAAGCTTTGGAAACATATAGATTGCTGTTACTATCTGAGCCGGAAGAAAAGCTGCCTAAGATCACTCAAACATTCTCCATTGTTCCTCCTAGTAATACCAATCAATTTCATTCTTCTACCGAGGATTCGGCATTGACAAACGTAGCAAATGAAGAATTTAGACAAAGGTACATTGAGACGATACAAAAAGCGGTAAACAGGCTAAACAACGATGAAAGAGTAATCATAGTGGAATTATACTTGGGAAAAGATCGAAAACTTGATAAAGAAGTATACTTGAAATTAAACATGTCTGAGAGAACGTATTACAGGGTAAAGGCTAAAGCATTTTATAACTTGGCCATTGCTTTAAGGTTAGAAGTTTATGAGTAGCGAAAGAGAAAGGGTGAAGCACCATACTGAACAACAAAGCAATAGAGATATGTAACGTGCACTACGCTAAAAAATGTCATATATGCCCTATAAGGTCTGAGCGTTGTTCAATTGTGGGAGCAGGACAAGAAGCACTAAACAGATGGCGAGACAGGGTAAATAAGGTTGCAGAAGAAGTTGTGGAAGGTGATTCAAATGTTAAAGGCAATTAAAGAGGCAATTGAAAATGTTGGCTATAAACGTTGTAGAAGTTGTCCTGCTTATTGGGCAATGGTGGACTATTGGGGAGAGGGCTATGAAGGATGTGCATTATATCGTGATATAGACGAGTTTTGTTCCTTGTCATTATTGCCAAAAGTAATTGTGGAATCATATGTAAAATTCAAAGAAAAACAGGATGAAGAGTATGGAATAAATAAGGAATCGACAGAATAAAGTTAGTGAATGGCAGACTTTTGGCAGGGTATTAGTAGAAAACCATGTTATTATAGTAGTATCAACATAGTTTGATCCGAGGGGAACGGCTTTCCTTCATATGTTCGCTTACTGATTCGACAAATAAATAAGACTCTGGGTAGGGCTTTTATGTCCTACTCGAAGGGCGTAAGGACATTATACCTTTCGAGAAGTTCATAACCTTTCTCTGCTAAAGATCACTCATTTGGGTGGTCTTTTTGTTTTTGTATTTAAAGCAATAAGGATGTGATTAACGTGAAGTTAGAAGATCGGCTAGGTAAAGATACGATTGAGAAGTTAAACAAGATCAGGAAAAAGAAGAGAAGAAAGAAAGAGAAGTTAACTGAGAGAGATTATAGAGAACTAATGGGCGAGTTTAGGGATACTTACAAAAGAGGTCCAACAGGGGCGATTAGGAGGAAATAAACTTTATTTCTTTGAGGAGAAGTAAATATGAAGTTTAACGAATATAAAAGCAAAAAGAAAAAGAAACAATTCTACAATTCAACAGAGTGGAAGAATCTGAGGCAAAGAGCTCTTGAACGAGATAACTATGAATGCCAGGAATGTAAGCGACTAGGTAAGATTCATGTAGATTCAAAAAAGGTAGAAGGTGAACGTAAGTCTATTGAACTGAATGTTCACCACATTAAAGAGATAGAGTTCTGGCCTGAATTAGCATTGGACTTAAATAACCTTGAGACATTGTGCTTGCATCATCATAATTTAATTCACGATAGAAGATTTACACCACAAGTAATCAAATGGGATGATGAGAGATGGTAGCTTATGAAGAATAAACTTATGCAACACCACTGCATGGATAAAGGATGTGGCTTTAAAGAGTCATCACATAAGATACGTGATGGAATGAAGTGCCCAAAGTGTGGCGGTCCAATAATGAGTAGTTATAAAAATAAAATAGACCCCCCGGGTAAAAAGTTTTGTGGGGTTTAAAAAATCAGGAGACCGTGGGCGGCCTGTTCTGTCGAGATTTTCCGTGAATTTCTCACGTAAGGGGGGTGGGTATATGGCAGTAAGCATAACAAAATTAAAAGAACAACTAATGAGCAGGATCGATACAGAAGATTTAGTGCAAGTGGAAAAAGTTGAAAGGTACATTGATCTGGTAAAATCATTCAGACGAGTCAACAAAATTATTAATGATGAGGGTGAATCAATCGTAACAGAAAATGGAGCCCAGCGATTCACGAAAGCTCACCCTCTAATTGGTGAAAGAAATAAAATTAATGCATCTTTAATCGCTCTTTGGAAAGACATCGAATCCGTAAAAATCAAACCTCAAAATGAAGGGTACAGTGCAAGTGATTTACTATGATCCGACAGAAGTATGTGGATGAATACATCCGGCTGTACGAAAGTGGAAAAGTTAAATTTAACAAAGAGCGAGTGTTGTTAGTTAAGTACATCAAGAAATATGTTTTGAGTCGCGATGATCTATATTTTGATGACGAAATGATCGAGAACTGTATTAACTACGGTGAGAAGTGGTATTTCCCCTTGGGGCCATTTCAACGGTTCTTAATTGCTTTCGTCTTTTTATTTTTTAAGAATAACAACCGTGTTTTTTACCGAAAGTTTTTATGGATGTTTGGGCGCGGTGGTGGTAAGAACGGTTTGATTTCCGTGGTTACAAATTTCCTAATTAGTGAATTGCATGGCATCGAAGATTATAATATTTCGATCGTTGCGAACAGTGAAGAACAGGCCAAAACGTCACCTGATGAAGTGCACAAAACAATTAAACGTCATGAAGTACTGCAAAAGGCATTTAAGACCACACTCACTCAGACAGTATCTAGGAAAACAGGCAGTGTTCTAAAGTTTCGAACTTCAAATGGTGAAACAAAAGACGGCTTGCGTGATGGTGCAGTAGTTTTTGATGAAATTCACCAATATGAATCTAACAAGGATGTGCGTGTTCATATCTCAGGACTTGGTAAGAGGCCGAATCCAAGGGAATTTTACATTGGCACCGATGGTTATGTTCGTGATGGGTTCCTGGATAAATTAAAAGAAAAAGCAATGAAAGTTCTAACAGGGGAAGCCAGAGTAAATGCACTATTCCCCTTTATCTGCAAGCTGGATGATGAGGGGGAAGTAGAGGACCCTTCCAACTGGGAAAAAGCAAATCCGATGTTAAGTGAACCTAGAGGGGAATATGCTCAGGGGCTATTTGACACCATCATGGAAGAATATTCGGATTTAGAGGATGATCCAAGCAACCGAGAAGAATTCATGACCAAACGTATGAATTTACCTGTTACTGATCTGGAACGATCTGTTGCAAAGTGGGAAGAAATCCTTGCGACTAATCAACCAATGCCAAATTTACTTGATAAAGAGTGTATAGGTTGTTTAGATTTTGCAAGTATACGAGACTTTGCAGCAGTTGGGCTTTTATTTAAGCATGAAGGCAAATATCCATTTATTACTCACTCTTTTGCTCGTAAAGAATTTGTCGACAAGTACTATAGCTATTCTAAAAAGCATGATGCTGAAATGGCTGGTAAGCCTAAATTCGCCCCGATTCGTGAATGGGAAGAAGAAGGCCTTCTAACTGTTGTAGATGAAGCCACGATCAATCCTACTCATGTGGTAGATTGGTTTGTTGAGATGAGTAAGTACTATAATATCAAAAAAATCGTTGGCGATAATTTCCGAATGGAGATATTAAGGGACCCACTAGAAAAAGCAGGGTTTGAGGTAGAGGTCATCCGTAATCCAAAGGCTATTCATAGCTTATTAGCTCCGCGTGTAGAAACAGGATTTGCCAATCAACAATTTATCTTTGGCGATAATCCTTTAATGCGCTGGTACACAAATAACGTATTAGTTGTAACCAAAAAAGATGGGAATAAAGAATATCAAAAAAAGGATCCAATTCGCCGAAAAACGGATGGTTTTCAATGTTTCGTTCATGGGTTATATCGTGTCGATGAAATAAGCGAAATTGATTTAGAGGATTCCTTAGACATGTTAGATGCCTTAAATTTCTAGGGAGGAGGTGAAGCAATAAATGGGATGGCTTAGTGACATTTTAAGGCGCAATAGTGAACTTGAGTCTCTGTTTGATCTGGACATTGTGCCTGAAACTTCAAATCGAGTGTATCTAAAAAAAATAGCACTTGAAACATGTATTAATTTTATTGGTAGAACGATCAGTCAAGTAGACTTCAGGATAATGAAAAATGGCATAAGGCAATTTAACGATTGGCACTATCTATTGAATATCAGGCCTAACAGCAATCAATCATCTAGTGAGTTTTGGCAAGACTTCATTTTTAAATTAATTAATGATAATGAAGTGTTAGTTATCCTTTCAGACAACAATGATTTGCTTATAGCTGATAGTTTTACAAGAGTAGAATATGCAGTGTATCCAGATATTTTTAAAGATATAACGGTAAAGGATTTTACTTTCCAACGATCATATAAAATGGATGAGGTTATTTATATCACCTACAATAACGAAAAGTTATCTAGTTTCATGAAGGGGGTGTTCGATGATAATGCAGATTTATATACCAGGATGTTACAGGCAAGCAAACTTGCAAATCAAATTCGAGGAACTGTAAGTGTCGAATCATCACAATCGCTAGACGAAAAAACCCATAATAAACTTCAAAAATTCATTGATAAGTTATTTAATGCTTTTAGAAATAACCTTGTAGCTATTGTCCCTAAACTAAAAGGTTTTGAATATAACGAGGTTTCAGATGGTTCTAGTAATGGTAAATCGATTGATGAACTCATTAAGTTAAAACGATCCTTAATTGATGATGTGGCTGATATACTTGGTATTCCTAATGCCTTATTACATGGAGAACTGGCAGAGTATGAAACTGCAATACGAGCCTATGTAAAGTTTTGTGTGGATCCTTTAGTGGAAAAGATCCAGGATGAATTAAACGCAAAACTTTTAACTAAACAAGAAGTATTAAACGGTTCATGTATAGAAGCAAAGTTTATTCAATATAGCAGTATATTTGAAATTGCTCAAAGTATAGATAAACTCATTTCTTCCGGGGCATTTAACCGGAACGAAATAAGGGTCGAGGTTGGGTATCAACGTTCAGATAATCCTGCTTTGGATGAGTATGTCATCACAAAGAATTATCAGTCAGTAAATTCTGGTGAAGGGGGTGAGGAAAAATAATGAAGTTTATTAAGTTTAAAAATGAACAGTTTAAAGAGCAATTGAAAAAGATTCCACATAATTTTTCAGTTGTTCATGATGGGGATAATGCCAAATCTACTATAACGATCTATGGAATAATTGGTGATTCATGGTGGGAAGATTCAGTATCAGCAAGTGATATCGATAAAGCTATAACACAGGCAGGTTCTAACGATTTAGTTATACATCTAAACAGTCCTGGAGGCGACGCATTTGACGGAATAGCCATTTACAACCGCCTAATGAACCATAAGTCAAAGCATAATGCCAAAATAACAATTCATGTAGATGGTTGGGCTTGTTCAGCTGCTTCAATTATTGCTATGGCAGCAGATGATTTAATTATGGGTGTTGGTGCTATGGTCATGATACATCAAGCTAGTACCATTGTTTGGGGCACTAAAGTAGATATGCTAAAAGTAGCTGAGATGTTAGAAAAACTTGAAGAAGGAATTATCGATGCATACATGACTAAAGCAAATGTAAGCCGTGAAGAAATTCGCCAAATGGTTGATAACGAGACTTGGTTTACTGCACAAGAGGCAATCGATATTGGTTTTGCAGATAAAGTTCAAGAAACATCTTCTCCTAATGTGAAGACCATTAATAATGCAAAATTGGACCCAGAGCAAATAGAACAAATCATTAATACAATCACAAATAAGTTGAAAAACAATAATTCAGACCAAAGTGAACCCCAGCCTAAACAAACACAGGCACGTAAAGGGTTCATTTTTTAATTAAAAAAACAGGAGGAATGGATAATGACAATCAAACTTAAAGGGAAAATGGAGAACTTTGAAGCAAAGAAAGAAGTCTATATGAATTTGGTTAAAAATGAGGAACGGGACCAGGAAAAACTTGCAACAGCATGGAATGAAATGCAGGATGCCCTAGCAGAAGATTTAACTGAAAAAATTACAAGTCAAGTAAGAACTCAAAATATGGATGCTCAAATCTTAGCTGCTCGTGGTCAAAACGTTTTAACTTCAGAAGAAAGAAAGTTTTTTAACCAAGTTATTGAATTTGGAGGATTTAACGAGGATTCAATTCTTCCGGTGACCACTCAGGAGCGCATCTTTGAGGATTTAGTTGCCGAACATCCCTTACTAGAAGTTATTGGTATTCAGGACCTTGGAGCTGTTACACGATTTATTAAATCAGATCCTACAAAAGCATACGCTTGGGGTGCATTATTCGGAGACATTAAAGGTCAAATAAGCGCAGCATTTAGTGAAGAACAGATTGGCCAATTGAAGCTTACTGCCTTTGCCGTAATTCCTAAAGACATGCTGGACCTTGGACCAGAGTGGGTTGAACGCTATGTTCGTACCTTATTAGTGGAATCTTACTCTGTCGGTCTAGAGTATGGATTAGTAAACGGTCGTGGTCCTGCACAAAACGAACCGATCGGGCTGATGAAGAATGTGGACTCTGAAACAGGGGCTGTTACTACTAAGGCTTCTTCTGGTACATTAACATTTGCTCCTTCAGAATACGGAGAAGTTGTTGCTGGCGAGCTACATGATGTTATTAAAAATTTAGCAACTGATGCTAAGGGTAAGGCACGTAAGGTATTAAACAAAATAGTGATGGTCGTAAATCCAGTTGATGTAATTAGTGTCCAAGTTCGTAATACGATCCAAACGTCTAACGGTCAATGGGTAACTGCGCTACCGTATAATATTAAGCTTGTAGAGTCAGAAGAGATTCCTGAAAAGAAAGCTTTATTCTTTGTAAAAGGCGAATATCTTGCGGCCGTTGCTGGTGGATATAAAACGAACAAATTTGATCAAACACTAGCCATCGAAGATGCCATGCTTTATACGATTAAGCAGTTCGCAAATGGTAAACCAAAAGATAATAAGACAGCATTATTATATGACTTAGATATTACTTTTGCTCAACCAACTCCAACAGCTTAGAGGGTGGTAAAACATGCCTTATATAGTCATTAACAAATTTATTGATCAACAGAATAACAATACTCTTTATAAAGTTGGAGATCAGTACCCTAAAGGAAACTATAAACCTTCAAAAAAGAGGATAGAAGAGCTCTCTAAACCTCATCCCAAGCACAAATGTATTTTCATTAAGAAACAAGAGCAAGTTCTTTCTGAAACAGGTAATAAGGAGTGATGTAAATGAACATCACGGATGAAATATTGGAGCAATTTAAGCAGAGGATGCACTTAGGAGATCATGAAGATGATAACTTAAGGCGCATCCTTTCTGCGTCTAATGCCGCTCTTAGACGGATTTGTGGACCTTATGATATTGAAACCGATGAAACGTTTAAGGAGCTGGTCTTTGAGCGCTCACGTTATGTTTATAATGATGCTCTCGAGTATTTTAATTCCAATTTCTTAAATCTTATTAATAGCTTAAGTATAGAAAAGGCACTTGAAGAAATTGCATTAGATGGTGAGGCCTAATGCAACCTTTTAAATACAGACCCAAAATTAATTCTGGCAACTTAAGAAATTGGATTGCAGTATATGGGAGAACAAAAATTAAAAATGAGATCAATCAAACAACTTACATTGACAAGTTGAAACTGGAGCTGTGGGCAGAGATTATACCTCAGACAGGAAGCCTACAGAAAAAACAGGCAGATACTTTGCTTTCAAATGTTACCCATAAAATTATCGTTAGATATGCTGCAGGAAGTGAAATTGAGCAAAGTGATTATATAACATACAGAGGTAAGCGATTCGATATCAAGTACATTTTAAATCCATATTTCAATAATGAGACATTAGAAATCTTCGTGGAAGAGGTGCTTGGTTGATGGAGATAAAACAGCTAGGTCCTTTCGAGAAAAAGCTACTTAAGATGGCCACCAAGGAGTTTCCTAAAGAGTCTCTAAAAATTACTAGGAAAATGGGTGCCAAGGCGAGGACTTTAGCAGCTAAAAATGGTCGAAAGGCTGTCAAGAAGCGTACAGGAAATTATAATAAGTCATGGAAAAGAGGAAAAGCCTATAAAAGAGGTAGGGACTTTACTGTCTCCATTCATAATACCAGTCCACATGGTCACTTAATAGAACGCGGTCATAGGATTGTAGATAAGAGTGGAAAAGAAATAGGGTTTCAAAAGGGGCTTTTTGTTTTGGAGAATAGTATAGATCAGTTTGCTGAAGAATCTATGGATGCCATGCTAGATGAGTGGCTAGATGAGTTATTAGACAAAGGGCTGTGATGCCAATGAATTTGAAAAATATTATCTTAGCAGTAAACGAATTGATCGAAAGGGAATTTCCTACTGTTGAGATCCAATCCAATGATGTAAAAGAAGGTTTTAAAAGACCTTCTTTTTTTGTTGAGTTAGATGGTGTTAGCAAAGATACTCGGCTCTATAGCTATGAAAGGGAGCTAACAGTAAGAATCTATTATTTTCCCAAGAGTAGACATGAATATTCTTTGGAAACTCTTGATATACAAGAAAAACTGGAAGAAATTTTTGGTTTAACACTTCCTATTGAAGGTAGACCAATCATCATTGATGGCACTAGCACAAGTATTGTTGATGGTGTTGTTCAATTTGACATTGATCTTAGTTTCTCTGTACGTAGAGATGTGATAGACCCAGGAGAGCCTATGCAGGAGCTAGATTTTAGAAAGAAAGGGTGAGCATTATATGGGATTACCAACTATAGAAATTATTTTTAAGAGCCTGGCTTCTTCTTTTATAGCAAGAAGTCAAAAAGGAATTGTCCTTTTAATCTTAAAGGACCAGACTCCAACTTTTACAAGTGCGACCTATAATCTCTTTTCAGAAGTAAATAAAGAAGACTGGACTCCAAAGAATTATGACTTAATTGAGAAAACATTCTTAGGTAGACCAACAAAGGTGATGATTGAGGTTCAGGGAGCAGATGAGTTACTGGCCGATGTCTTGAAAAGGGTAAAGTCTAAAAAATGGAACTACCTAGCCATTCCAGAGGCTACTGAAACAAACAATATCGCTCTCTTTATTGAGGAACAGCGTGAGTACCACGGAAAAACATTTAAGGCTGTCTTAGCCAATACACCTGCCGACTATGAGGGAGTTATTAATTTTACCGCTGACGAAATCAAAGTAGGAGAAAAAACATATTCAACTGCTGAGTATACTTGTAGAATTGCCGGTATATTGGCTGGCCTGTCTTTCACTCGTTCGTCTACGTATTACGTCCTCCCAGAGGTTGATTCTATTAAAGAAGTAGATGATCCTAACGCTGCCATTGATAATGGGGAGCTCATTCTAATTAATGATGGGGAGAAAATTAAAATCGGTAGAGGTGTTAATTCTCTTAAGACTCTAATAGGCCCTGTAACTAACGAGAAGAAGTCTGAAGAGTTGAAGAAGATCAAAATCATTGATGGAATGGACCAAATCAAGGAAGACATTACATCTACTTATGAGAATGAGTATGTAGGTAAGTACAATAACAACTATGATAATCAGGTGCTATTCATTTCCGATGTGAATTCTTATTTAAAGGATATAGCAGGCGAAATTCTAGATAATCACTATGACAACAAAGCAGATGTTAATGTTGAAGCTCAGCGCTTAGCTTGGAAATCTGTTGGGGTAGATGTCACTGATTTAAGTGATCAGCAAGTGAAAGAAAAATCCTTTAGAAGTAAGGTATTTTTAGGTGGTAATGTAAAGTTCCTTGATTCGATGGAAGATTTAGAGTTTGTAGTCACAATGTAGGAGTAGAGAAATCTACTCTTTTTATTTTATCTAGAAAGGTGGAAGAAGCATGAAAGTTGACGGCACTAGACAAATAAATGGTTCCTATGGATCGGTGTGGTGGGATGGCGAATTGCTAGCTGATATAGAAAGCTTTGAGGCGAAGCTGTCTATCGATCGAGATGAGGTTAATATGGCAGGTAAAGTATCGAAAGACAGTAAAATGCTAGGCTGGACTGGTGAAGGTACTATGAAAGTCAAAAAAGTGTACTCCAGAGCTCAGCAGAAAATTGCACTAGCAATTAAAGCAGGGAAAGATCCTAGAAGTAAGATAGTAGCAAAGCTAGCTGACCCACAAGCTTTTGGAACGGAAAGAGTGGTGCTTTATAACGTTTGGTTCAATGAAGTTATGTTGATGGCATTTGAACAAAAAACAAAATTGGAAGAAGATATTCCATTCGGCTTTAGTGATTATGATTTTCCTGATCTAATTGTTTCTTAATTCGAGTCATATTGGAGGGTTTAAATTTATGTCAAATCAAGAAATTAAACGGTTAACGGTGAAAGCTTTATTAGAAAGAAAAGAGCAACTTAAAGAAAAGGAAAATATTGTAGAAGAAGTTTTCATACCATCTTTGGATGCAACAATTCTAGTAAAAAAACCTTCTCGCTCTCTATGTGTAGAATCAGTAGTGATGTCTAAAGATGATAGTTCAGAGGATAAAGCTGATTTATACCTTGTCTATCATAGTGTAGTTGAGCCAAACTTGAAGGATCCAAAACTACAAGAAGAGTTTGGGTGTGTGGAACCACTTGATATTGTAGAAAAAATAATGGACCCAGGGGAAGTTTCCTCAGTAGCTGGAATCTGTATGAATTTAGCTGGCTATACAGATGGAGTGAAACTAGTTAAAGACCTAAAAAACTAATTAAGAGTGATGAAGACTTTTCCTTTCTTCATCACTATATACAAAAAGGGTTCAAGCCCGACTATTTATTAAATGTACCATATGATACTAAGCTGCTTATGATGGCCAGTATGGAAGTAGCTTTTGAGGAAGAGAAGAAGAGATGGAGTTAATTCATTTCTTCTTTTTTATTTGCTCTTTGGAAAGAAGGTGAGAATCATGGCAAAAGAAAAAGAAAAGCGATTGACGGCGATACTTTCCTTGAAGGATAAGAACTTTAGTTCAGGAGTCAAAGGTGCAGGTAAAGGCCTAAATACATTAGGCAAACAATCTAAGCATGCAGGAAATCAAGTGAAAAGATTTGCGAGCGAAAGTGTGAGTAATTTTAAAAGTATGGCTACTGGCGTGGCTGGCTTAGTTGCCGCTTATGCTGGATTTACAGTAATTAAAGGCTTCTTAGGAGAAGCTACAACGGCTGCTCAAGCGCAAATTGATGCAGAAACAAAGTTACAGGCAGTAATGATGAACACCAAAGGGATGACTGATGCTCATATCAATAGTATTAAACAATATGCAAGCGAACTACAGAATGTGGGTGTTATTGGTGATGAGGTACAACTCTCAGGTGTCCAGCAGTTAGCAACATATCAACTTCAGGCAGATACATTAAAGACGTTAATGCCTGGGATGAACGATTTATTAGCCCAGCAAAAAGGGTTAAATGCTACACAGCAGGATGCTGTCACTATCGGTAATATGATTGGAAAAGTCATGAATGGTCAAGTAGGGGCATTGAGCCGAGCAGGTATTAACTTTACAAAGGCTCAAGAAAAGATCCTTAAATATGGTACAGAATCTGAAAAGGCCGCAACATTAGCAGAAGTACTCAAAATGAATGTTGGTGGAGTGAATGCGGCAATATTGCAAACTGACCAAGGTAAGATACAAAGCATGACAAATATGTGGGGAGATATGAAGGAAGAAGTAGGGAAATCTGTCCTATATCTTAAAGCTGGCTTTGCTGGGTGGTTTGTTAAGTACATTCCTCAAATCCAAAAAATGGCCATTGGGGCATTTGCTCTGATGAAAAAAGGTGCTCAAAAACTTTCGCCTGTTTTTAGTCGAATGAAGCAGGGAGTAGATGGCATAGGTTCAGGGTTCAAAACCTTGTGGAAGTGGGGGATTAGTGTATTTGAAAATATTAAGAAACGAGCAGCCGACAATAAGCCAACTCTTGATGGTGTCAGACAAGTCATTGCTGATTTAGGAGAAAAAGCAAAGGTCTTGAAAGGCTACATGGTAAGCGCTTTTGAAAGTGCGAAACCATCCATTGATTGGATTAAAAATGAGGGGTTTCCAGAACTTGTTGATTTAACAGCTAGTCTTATAGACAAAACTGTAGGTCTTTATAATTTTGTTAATCATAATTGGTCAAAGATAGGACCTGTCGTTTACGGAATTGCAGGAGCATTGGCAGTATATAAAGGGACCATTTTGGGAGCTACAGTTGCTACCACTGTTTATACTGCCGTCACAAAAGGTTTAACCTTGGCACAAGGAGCACTTAATGTAGTACTGAATATGAGTCCATTAGCTAAATTCGCCCTGATCATAGGTGGAGCTATAGCTGCAGGAGTAGCCCTTTATCAGAATTGGGACACAATCAAAGTGAAAGCAATGGAACTTTGGGAAACGATTAAGGGCGCTTTTGGTGGAGTAGGTGAATTCTTTTCTGAGAAGTTTAGTGGTGCGCTTAATGGAATCAAAGGGTTTCTTGTACCAGGAGTAAAATTATTAAATAAGTTTATTGATGGACTTAACAAAATCCAAATCAAAATTCCTGATTGGGTTCCTGGCTTTGGTGGAAAAGAATTTGGTGTCAATATCCCTAAAATTCCTGAATTCGCAATGGGTACAAGTTACGCACCGCAAGGCTTGGCATTAATGCATGAACGTGGTGGAGAGATTCGCCAAACATCAAGAGGAGAAACCATCATCCCAGCTGATAAATCAGAACGAATCATTGAGAAAATGGGGAATGGAAATCAAATCATTATTAATATTAATGGGGTCAATAAGTCAACCAGAGAGATATTGGGTGAATTGGTACCACAATTAAAAATGGCATTAGCCAACATGTAGGTGATGCTATGGATATATATTTGAGCATTAATAATCGAGAACGTGTGATAAAGTTGCCGGTTGTACCAGAGGCATTTGATATTAAAAGTCCTCAAAATAACGAGATTTTTACTTCAGTCTCACAGGGAGATTTAAAACTTATCGGCCTACAAGGATTAAAGTCTTTATCCTTACAGTCGTTTTTCCCTGTTAAAGACTATCCTTTTCTAAGGGATCGAACGTATAAAGGGTGGGAATATGTCACCATGCTTGAAGCTTGGAAGGCTAAAAGAGTCCCAATTCGCTTAATAATTACAGGAACACCTATTAACTTGCCGATGGCCATAGAGTCCTTTACCTATGGTGTTCATGATGGTAGTGGAGACATTAACTATACTCTGGAGCTCGAAGAATTTAGGTTTATTAAGCTACAACAAAAGAAGGTGTAATGATGAGTCATGAACTTTGGTTAGTAAAAAATCGATCAATGATAAACATTACACCTATTGTAGGGAATATTGCATGGAGAAGCCATGTTGATGAGTTAAGTGTTGTTTTAGACTTTGAGGTTGCCCATAGTGACACTAAGCTATTTCCTGTGAATCCTGTAGAATTGGGTAATTTGGTGATCTTGAAAAACAAAGAGGAAATTACACGAGGGGTCATCTTTACAGAGAATCAGAATGGTCGTAGTTCTGTTCAATATACATCATTTGACTACAGTTATTATTTAAACAAATCTAAAGCTATTTATCAGTTTAATAAAATTAGGGCCGATCAAGCGATTCGTAAAATGTTAACCGACTTTAAAGTACCAATAGGGCATATTACTTCTATCCCAACTCTCGTTAATAAAATCTATCCAAATGATGCGATTAGCGACATCATAAAGGATATACTAGAGCAGGCAAAAAGCGATCTCGGCCAGAAGTATAGAATGGAAATGAACAAAGGGAAGCTTAACATTGAAAAACAGTCTGATTTAATTGTTTCAGGCACATTTAAGCTTGCTTCTAACCTTGGAGAGACCAATATTGTCCAGGCTTTAGGTGAGCCATCCCGAACACGCTCCATTGAAGAAATGAAGAATAAGATTCAAATTACCCACGAGGATAAATTGATTTTCTCGCTTAGTGATGATGAATTAATAAACTCATATGGACTCCTACAAGAAGTTCATCAAGTAGATAAAAAAGATGTAGCTAAGGCAAAAAATATGGCACGAAACCTATTAAAGGAATTAGGTAAAGTATTTGAAAGTGGGAGTGTTCCGGCTCCTGGGGACGATCGTGTCAGAGCAGGTAGAATACTAGAAATCGAGGAACCCATAACTGGAATGAAGGGCTTATATAAAGTTAATGGAGTAAATCATACTGTATCTAATGGTGTACACTTAATGGATTTAGAATTGGGGATGATATAGATGGATGCTGTGACAGAATTAGCAAAACTATTTAAGGCAAGGGAAAATCCATCATTCATGGGCATGGTTACTGGTATGGTCCTTACTCCTCCTCCAAATATAAAAATTGCTATAGGTAAGGAAATCATACTTGAAAAAGAACATCTGATAATAGCTGCAGCTTTACTAAACAATACTCTAGTAAATAGAGATGAGGTAATATTAATGCCATCTCAGGATCAACAAACGTATTATTTAATAGATAAGGCGGTGAGATTGTAATGCTGCCACAAATTACTGAATTAGAAATAGATATTGAAGGTCAAGAAGAGTTACCCCCATTAGGTAAGTCTTTTTTATTTGATTTTAATACTGGCCAATTCGTTAAGAAAGACGGAAAGCTAGTCGAGGTCGAGGGAAAAGAAGCTATCAAGGTCTGGATTGAAAAAGTTATTCGGACAGAAAAATTTCGATTTAAGGTTTATGAAGATAGCGACTTTGGTATAAGTATTGAGGATTTATTCGGTTCCAATTTTCCTCAGGAATTCATAGAGAGTGAATTGAAAAGGGAGCTGACTGAAGAGCTCACAAAACATCCATATATTGAATCGTTGAGTGGATGGGAATTTGAAAGGAAGAGCTCTCTCTTAACTGTTCATTTCAGAGTAAACCTGATCAATGGGGATTCATTTGAGCAGGAGGTGAATCGTAATGTTTGAAGATAAGACATCAAAAAAAATCCATGAACAGATGCTTTCTGACATTCCTAAAGAGCTGGATAAACGAGAAGGTTCATTCATCTATGACGCCACAAAGCCTGCAGCAAATCAACTAGAGGAAGCATATAAGAACCTAAATAAGGTAGTTAGTGAGTTAGACATTGAAAACTTAAGTGGAGATATTCTTGAAAAGAGAATAAACCAGCGGACTGGACAAAGGAGAAGAAAAGGCACTTATGCTATTGGTCACGTGCTAGTAAGTGGTAATGGGACTATTACGATTGGTGACCTCTTTGAAACAGAGTCAGGTATACAATTTGAAGCTACTGAGCCTGCAACAATAGTGAATAGTGGTCTTGTTGCGGTTCGATGTAGACAATTGGGCCCTATAGGGAATGTGCCAGCTGGGCAGATTCGATTTATCCCAATTACAATAGCAGGAATCTCCTCTGTGACGAATCCTGAGCCGACTCGTGATGGATTTGAAGCTGAAAGTGATAAAGAACTACTAGCGAGGTTCTATGAACGTATAAGGACACCAGCGACAAGCGGCAATAAACATCAGTATAAAAGTTGGGCCAAAGAAGTACCTGGCGTTGGTGACGCTAAAGTGTTTCCTACCTTTCAAGGAAATAGTACTATCAAGATAGTTATAATAGATTCTCACAAACAACCTGCCAGCCAAGAGCTTGTAGATGCCGTTCAAAATTATATTGATCCGGGCGGTACAGGGCTGGGTGATGGGGTAGCTCCTGCATTTGTAGGGATAACCTTAATAGAAAGTGCGCAAGCTCTACCCCTTGAAATCTCCTTTACAGCTGTGAAGGATCCTGCTTATACAGATGAGCAAAGACAAGAAAATGTGGAAAGCACTCTGATTAATTATCTTAAGGAAATAGCTTTTATAGAAGAGTATGTCTCTTACGCTAAGGTTGGTAGCCTAATCCTTCAAACACCAGGAATAATGGATTATGAAGACTTAGTAATCAATGGAGGGGCTTCTAACATTCAAATAGGTGAGGAAGAAGTTGCAGTATTGGGAGGGGTTACCATTGTCTAAAGAGATGATTAACCAACTCCCTTTGTTTTTGCGTAAAAATGAAGAGTTTATTGCCATGTTTAATACGGAAGATAAGCAACTGCAGTCATTCAATCTGAGCGTTGAAGATGTTCGGAAACAGCTAAATGTAGATACGGCAACCTGGGGACTTAACATTTACGAGAAGGAACTTAACATTCCTACGGACCTCAAAAAACCTCTGGAAGAAAGGCGCTCAGTAGTCAAATCTAAATGGAGGGGTTCAGGGAAACTGGATGCTTCTCTAATAAAATTAGTAGCAGATGCTTACACAAACGGAGAAGTAGAAGTTACCTATGATGGGCGAATTAATATTAAATTCAATGGCCTTTTTGGTATTCCACCTAATCTTGCGGATTTACAACAAGTACTTGATGATATTAAGCCTGCATTTAGGGAAGTGGTCTACTTGTTCGTTTACCTATTTGTAAGGGATGTAGAATCTATTAGCATAGCAGAGCTGGAAGCTACCCCATTAAGTAAATTTGCAGGAGGTGTTTATTAAGTGAGTAGTACTCAAAATTTAGGTTTAAACCTTGTACCTCAAGAAAACAAGGAAACGACTACTTTCAACACTCAAACAATGCTCAATGAAAACTGGGAAAGAATAGACTCAGCTCTAGGTAATTATATTGAAGAAGTAGATACATCTACTTATGATTCAGAATTAGAGATTTATAGAGTAGTTAATTATAGAAGACCAAGCGATAATAGCCTTTATCTAAAAATGGCTCTTTCAAATAAGTCAAATGGGAACTATCTAACAGATACATGGACAGAGTACTCAAATGATGGAGTGACAGTAAAGCGCACGATCACTTGGACACTGACTTATGATTCAAGAGGAAAAATTATCAAAAAGGTTCCGTCATAGAGGGGGAGTTTAGTTATGCTTAGAGCAGATCCATATAAGGCGAGAGGTCTAGGTGGTGGAGGTATTAGCTTAGCAGATAAGCAAGCCCTTATCCAATTAACAAATGAAGCAGAAGCGAATAATGAGGCAATAAAGGAAACCATGCGCCAAAAGCTAAACGCTTTTGATTCATCTCTAGCTATTCCTAGTGGTTCCGTATGGAATACGCTGTACAATTCCTTTGACACACTTCAAACATCAAAAACAAAATTAGCGCAAAACATAGCGGCAAAAGGAGTAGCTGCAGCTAGTGGTGACAGCTTACAGACTTTAGCGAATAAGGTAGGGCAGATAAAAACCGAGCCATTTAATCCACTTAAAGCAGGGGACACGTACCTATATCAAAACTCAACACTTAGACAAACAACAAATCAAACTGCTTATGTGATTAACAGAGGTGGGTATATAGCACAGTACCCTGGAACTATTAGAGTGCTATTTGACTTCGCAACCTCAGGGGGTACAGGCTTTGCAAGAATATATAAAAACGGTATTGCCGTAGGTACTGAAAGAACGAGAAACAGTACAACGTTTATAACATTTAGCGAAGATATTACAGTAAATACAGGCGACGACATACAAATATACTGCCGAACGGCAAGCGGGGGAGAAGCATATACCCAAAATGTAAGAATAGGAATAACTTTGCCGGAAATGCCAGTTACACAAGGAACATAGAAAGGAGGAGGTCTACTACATGCCTTTACCTAGTAACGCAAAAATAGGTGACATTATAGCTAAGCAGCAGGAACTAACAGGTATAAATGAAAAAGACGCGCTAGTATGGGTGCTAAATGAACATGGAATAAGCGCAAATAATACGGAGAGCGTGGAAAGCCTTGTACAGAAAGCTAGATTACTAGAAAAGCGTAATACCCTGGTAGGGATTGCAAACGACATAAAGACTAATAACGGTGCGATAAAAACAGACATAGTAAACAAACTTAAAACCTTTGACCCTACTTTTCCTAGAGAAGTTACGGATACCTGGGGGGATATAGCAGCTGCTATTTTAAATATGCCGAAGGGGAAGAAATTTGCTACAGGGGTCGCTACCGCGCCTTCTACCAATACCTTCTATACGTCTACTAATAACACGTATACCGTCCCCTTTATTACAGTAAGTGGGCTAGGCTTTAAGCCTAAAGGTATAATAGCGTATGCGCCGCCTTCTTCCACACTAGCAGACAATCAGTTTGCGGCATATTCAGAAGCCCCTTTTAGTATTTACCAGCGTGCATACGGTTTATCAAGTAACAACGATTGTCGATGGATAACAGGATACAACGGTACAAACGGTTCTGCTACGGGCTACATCTTCCAGGATAACCGCGTAACTTACTGTAATGAAACTGGATTCCTCATGCCGGTACAATCTAACAAAAACTGGACATGGCTAGCATGGGAATAAAGAAAGGGGTTAGCTTATGACACTTCAAAACGGCGCAACGATAGATCAAATAATAGCGCAGATAAAAGAGCATACAGGCGGGAACCAGTACGCGGAACTGGTAAGCCAGCTACAGGCGAAGGGCGTTACTTTGACGGGGAACGAAACCATGTACGACTTAGTGCAGAAGGTAGGTAACATACAGCTAGGTAAGAAAGTAGCTAGCGGTACAGCTACGTCTGATAATGCAGGAAGAGGAACAGTAGCAGGGCTTCAATTTACCCCATCATTAGTATTTTTATACGCTTCGGGAAATGTAACAAGTACAAGAAGGCAAGAAGTAGGCATAATTACCACTATAGATATACCGTATCATAACGGTTCTTCTGCGGTTACAACGAACGCAGTTAGGTACTATAACCAAAGTGGAACCTACGGAGGGGTGTTAGCGAATACAAACGCTTCTATCCAGCCCGACGGCTTTAATTTCGCCCAACAATGGGCTGCACAAGAATATACCTGGATAGCCATAGAATAAAAAGGGGGCACTAATCATGATTAAAAAAATAGGTCGTAAAATTTATTATGACAAAGCCACAGGTAACGTAATTGTAGACACTGGAGAAATGCAAGGGTACGTAAGAGAAACTACAGAAGCCGAGGACTTTCAGCGCTACGAAGCTCTTAAGGGGCTAAATAGAGACAGTGTAGGAGTATTAAAGTTAGCATTTGGTCAATTCTCACATGATTTTGCTCAGGCTAATGGCTATAGAGTGAATAGTGTTGGAAAACTTGAATTTTCATACGGATCAGAAGGTCAAGAACCCATGTTTCAGAAGCCTTTAACAGAACAGATAGAGGAACTCCAACAGAAATTAGCTATAGCTGAAAAGGATAACTTAACTTCTTTACTGGCTATCACTGAACTATATGAAACAATATTAGGAGGTTAAACGTGGCAGCAGTATATTACAAATTAATAAAAGCAGGGTTAAGGACTATTGAAGAAGTCCCAGAGAATCTACGAGCTTCTGTTCAAGCACTACTTGATCAGGACAATGAGTAGATTTTTTTTATGTCTAATTTTACTACTAGGTAGAGGAGGTGAAACGATGGTAACTGTATATGTAACATTGATTATTAAGGGTGTAAGAAAATTTGAATCCGTTCCTGCTAACCTTCAGCCATCAGTTGAAGAAGAGTTAAATCAATTAGGACTTGGAACAAACGGTAAACCACTACCAGAAGAGGTATAAAAAAATAAAACAGGGAAGGTGTAGGATGGAAAATATATTAAAGTTTTTTATAGCAGTAACAGGAGCCGCGGTATCATATCTATTTGGAGGGTGGTCAACTTTGCTTAGTATGTTGCTTACATTTGTTGTAATAGATTACGTCTCAGGAGTCCTGGCTGCTTACAAGGAGAAAAAAATTTCTAGTAGCATTGGTTTTATTGGAATAGCAAGAAAAATGGGGATATTTGCAATTGTAGCTATGGGACATTTAATAGATAGAGAATTAGGAGATGGGCATGTTTTTAGAGATGCGGCCATCTTTTTTTATTTGAGCAACGAAACGATAAGCATTATTGAAAATGCAGGACGCCTTGGAGTTAAAATCCCTCCAGGCTTTAAACAAGCGGCTGAAGTATTTAAAAGCAAGGGAGTGAGATAGTGAAAACCTATGCAGAAAGACTAGATACTCTTCATCCCATATTGAGAGAAAAGGGTCTTCAATTGATCGACTTATGTAAAAAAGAAGGAATCAACATCCTTATAACTCAAGCGCTGAGAACAATTGAAGAACAAGATCAATTATTTGCCAAGGGGAGAACGGCTCCAGGTAAAGTGGTCACAAATGTTCGCGGTGGTTATTCTTATCACAATTATGGGCTAGCTTTTGATTTTGCGATATATGACAAAGATGGCAGAGTTAATTGGACCATTGATAAAAATTGGCATAGGGTGGGAGCTTTAGGAAAGTCACTTGGATTAGAGTGGGGTGGAGATTGGACAAAGTTTAAAGACTATCCCCATTTTCAACTTACGTTCGGGTTAACAATTGAGGAATTGAGATCAGGAGCAAAGCCAGTAGCGCCATCACTTAAAAAGGAGGAATTGCCAATGCAAAAGGTAGATCAAACTGTCTCTAGCTGGGCTAGAGAATCGTGGCAAAAAGCAAAACTTAAAGGAATTGTCGATGGTAGCAACCCAAAAGAGTCATTAACTAGGCAAGAATTTGCTGTTATTTTGGATCGTATTGGAGTATTAGATTCACTCAAGGATAAGAAATAGGAGGGATGGTCATGAGTTACCCTATCAATCTATATAGTCCGCGTTCAGGAAGGATCATTAAAGATGATGGAACGGTAGTCAATCAAGCGAATGGGATTAATCCAGATGGTTCTATGAATGTAAGTGTAGTGTCGGGTACTATTAACGCAACTCTAGGAGATCAACAAGCCAAGACTATAGATGTAACTTTGCAAGATGCTGCCACAACAGCAGGAAACGGCACTCCTTTTACAGTGGGAGCTTATAAAACTCTTACGATAGAAATAAACGGAACTAGTACGAGCAGAACGGTTGTATTTGAGGGCGCAAGCACTAGTGGCACCTATTACCCGATTCAGGGTGTTAAACTATCTGATCTATCCATGGCAACTCAGACAACGGGAAACGGGGAAGTATGGACGTTTGAAGTGACTGGATTGAATACATTTAGGGCGCGTATATCAGCTGTAGGCGGAGGTAGTGTCACCATAAAAGGAAAGGCGGTGGCGTAATTGGGCGATTTAGTAGCAAGAGGTATGATAATGCAGGATAGGGAAGCTGGAAGAATCGCATTAAACTCCTTTCGTTCTTTTCCTTCGAATAAGCCATATTCTCAAGTTAATTTAAGATCAATACCAGCAAACTTAGTAGGTAATAACTGTACCCTAGAAACTGACTACACTAAAAGATGGAGGGATACACCAGACTCTATAAAAATTAAAGCCAATTCGGGGACACCATATTATAGAGCGGATTTTTACACGACTCAAAATATTTTAGGTATTTCTGAAATTGATCTTGTTGTTTATATAGAAGATGTAACGAAGGTCACACAAATTCAAATGATGATGATGCGAGCTGAAGGAGGGAACTGGAATAGAAGTGTTTCCTCTTCGGAATTGCGTAATGGGTGGAATATACTGAGATTTTATGCCTATCAAGGTACATTTGGAAACTGGGATAACTTTACTGCATATAGAGTGTATTTCTATACTAGTGCTGCTACAGTTTTCTATATAAGCAAAGTAGTCGCTATAATTCCTAATAAAGCAAGACTATTATTTGTGAACGATCATGGATACTCAAATTTTAAGAATAATGCTTATCCGCATTTGAAAGCGTTAGGTATAAGAGGGAACAACCTATAGTCAACTCAGAACGCAATATGAAAGACAGTTTGGAGGATATGGATTCAACCATTATCTTAACGAAATATAATTAAAATCCATCCTTAAATATCTCTAACACCATAACATATAATAAGAACAATTGTTCCTATTTTGGAGGTGTGAAATGAAGGAAAACAAACTAACACAGGGGTCTAATTTGCGCTGGGAAAGTATGCGGATGATGTTACCAGCTTAAGCGCGTAAAAATCGAACAAAAAGAAGATGAATTTGAATGGGTATCATTTTACGATATCTTAGATATTTACCTGTAACCCCTGTGTAGGGGCTTTTTTTTTATTTCTTGAATATCTCCCACACCATAACTTGTCTTTGAAGCAATCAGAAGACGAAGAAGAACTAAAAAGAGTATACCTGTAACACTATTTAAAACATGAATTTTAGAAGAACTGATAAAAAGTGTTGACTATCACGTATTCGTGATGTATACTAGAGCTAGAAATCACGAATACGTGAAAAAAAGGAGAAAGATAAAATGAGAACTTTTGAGGAAATCGTTAAACAATTAGGTGAAATCGAGCTAGACTCAACAACTCACGCTTTAGAGATTGGAGATTTTGAGAGTCATTTAGATTTTTATTTAGAAAGTGTAAGGAAAGACTCGTATGAGCAGTTCTTACAAGATACTTTATCTAATGAAGAGTTGGAAGAATACGGACTTATTAACATTTGGAATAGTGTAGAAGAGTACATCAAAGGTAAAGTAGTGGGGGAGTAATCCCCCCACTCTCATACAGTGCTGGAGAAGCAGATGAGTTGTGGGGTAAAGAACCTGGCACTATTAGATCCTCATGCCAAAGAGGTAAGTTAAAAGAGTATGAGGATACTATACATGTTCGGAAATCTAAAGGTACGTGGATAGTGACGGATTTTATCATGAGAAAAGTGTATGGCAATCCAAAAGAATGATTCGAGGTAAACGAAGGAGATAAGTACATGGCTCGTAATGTGAATAAAGATTTCTTAAATTGGACAAGAGATGAAATGATTCGCAAATTTGAGTTAGAATACAGGCGCATTAATTCAAAAGATGAAAAGGTATTCAATAAATTAAGAAGGAACTTTCCTAATATCGACACTATACGCAAACATTTTAATCTCGGCTGGGTTGATCTAAGGGAATTGATCGGTGAAGAAGTAAAAATAAAAATGAAAAAAAGAAAATTAGATATAAAAAAATTATCTAATGAAGAATTATTGAAACTTTTTAAGAAAGAATATTTTCGCATACAGCCCAAAACAAAACATGATTTTGATAAAAAAAGAATAAACTTTCCAAGTTATCAAACTATTATGAAGAGGTTAGGGAAGTCATGGAGCGAGATGCTAAGAGAAATTGGCGTAGAACCTCGTTATAGACCAGATGAAGAATGGGAACAACTTATTAAGAATGAATTAGATAAGCACGATTGTATTCCTCCTTCAACTAAGATGATAGAAATTTTAGGGAAAGGTTTTATAGCCTATCTAAGAAGGAAAGGGCATACTTACAATTCATACATACGAGAATTGGGACACCAACCACCTAATATCACCCAAGTCACAGTATTAGAAACAGATGAAGAACTGATAGAAATGTACAAAAAACTATCAAATAAGTTGGGAATGCCTGCTACAGACGCACAAATGAGGAAAGCTAAAGATTGTTATAATCCTATTGTATTTATGACTCGCTTTGGAAGTATGCGTAATTTACGTAGGTTAGCTGGATTACCAGAGGGTAGACCTTATACAGTAAAATTAGAAAGAAGAGATTTTATAAGGATCTTAAAGGAAATTATAAACGCACATGGAGAAGTAAAAGTTACTGAGTTGAGAGAAATTTTAAGAGAAGAATACAATACTTCTATTACTACTTTTTTAAAAAGGTTTAACGAAACTAGTGCCAGAGTAGTGTTAGAAAAATTTAAAAGAGGTGAATATGAGATTAATAAATAAACCACCCTCAATTTCATTAAAAGAACAGCGATCTGACCTGATATATTAATCGAGGCAACAGGAGGAATAAAAAATTCCTTCTTTTTTGTGGCTAAAATACCAAATAAAGTATTGACTAAAGACAATTTTAAACTATTACCAAAACTTACGATCATCAAAATTTATACCATTCCTAGTGAATCCACTTTTAAGTTTTGCAATTGTAGAAAACTTGGGTACATACCTATCATCGTTACAAAGTTTTGAAACAATTGTTTTACCTACTCCAGTCATATTAACTATATCTGTTTGGCTCAATCCCTTTTTGTCTGCCCATCGACCGAAATCACTTCGTTCTTTCCCAAGATTTGCCCAATTAAAAAGTCCCATAACGATCCTTCTTTCATAAAAGATATTTATTATAAGTCTTGTCCAACTTTCCTGATTTTTAGACAACGGAAAAAAATAGGCAACATGGACAACCAGTAGATCATAAGCTTTAACTAGGTAGCTACCTAGGTAGCAAACGAGGTTGCACTACCTAGGTAATGATAGGTAGAAGTGTTGATAGAAAAGGAGATAAAAATCTGTTTAGGAGGATTGGAGCGAATGAAAATGAGCGAGAAGACGACGGTAATTCCATGGAAGGATTTTATGAGGGGTGAGGTGGAGAGGGAAAGGCTAAGGCAATCCTTTAACTTAATGGGGATTGCTCCTGCTGTGTTTTTCTCACCGGGTGATGTCCATGTGATCTGGGGAGCTTATGGGGTAATTTTGTTAATTGGTGGTGGGGCTTATGCGGCCATAAAGCTAGAAGAACATCTTGTACAAAACGAAGCGTATGAAAATGCCGAAAGGGTGGCTAGGTATTTGAAAATTGTAATAGTGGGATTATTAATTGGAAGTTTGATTGTATTCATGCAGTTTAACCCATTAAGGGGGCTATTCTAATGTTTAAAAATTATTTTGAAAAGAAAGCTCTAAAAAATAGATTAATTAGTGCATTTCGAGCAGGAGAACTTTATATAAACTACAAAAACCAAGTCAAAATCTTTCCTAAAATCCACGCAATTCAACCACTAGAAGAACTAACAAAAATCACATTTTCAATTCCTATGGGTTTAGATCCTGAGAAAATAAAAAAAGCTTTTGTATTTAATCAGGCTTTTGGAAAAAACATTGATTTAGTCCAGAATAACAAACAATTCACTCTTACAATCTTCAAAACATCCCTCCCAGATGAAATTCCCTATAACTACAAAACAATTTCTCAATATATTCAAGACAAAGACCTTCCAATAGTAGCAGGACGCTCACACCAAGGCTGGGAGATTTACGACATGGTAGAAAACCCACATTTACTAATTGCAGGTGAAACAGGAAGTGGGAAGTCTACACAGTTACGATCCATAATATCTACACTCATTCAATACAAAGACCCTTCTGAGCTTGAGTTATACATGGGTGATTTAAAGCGTTCGGAGTTTGGCATGTTTAGAAGAGTAAAGCACGTCCAACAAGTAGCAATGAATACAAATGATCTCATCCAATTATTAGTAAAGATTAAAGGTGAAATGGAGGAAAGAGGGGATTTACTTGATTCCTGGGAAGTTACACATATAACCGAATACAACAAAGTAGCTGAAGA